TCAAAGAAGATGGAAATACATTTTATGGGAAGGCTCTAGTTCTTGATACACCATATGGTCAAATCGTTAAAAATTTTATTGATAACGGAGTAAACTTAGGAGTTTCTTCAAGAGCTCTAGGTTCTGTAACCATGACAAAAGAAGGTTATAATCTTGTTCAGGATGACCTACGACTGGCAACTGCGGCTGATATTGTGGCAGACCCATCTGCACCAGGCGCATTTGTTAATGGTATCATGGAAAATAAAGAATGGATGTTTGTTGAGGGACGCTTTGTAGAAGCAGATTTTGATAACGCTAAAAAACAAATAACAAAAGCATCTGCTAAACAAGTAGAAGCAGTTGCTCTTAAATTGTTTGAAAATTACCTCAGAAAACTATAATTTTATAAATAAGAAACCAAAAGGAGATTCCTAATGTCAAATAACAAATTAATGGAAGCAGCTGCAGATATTCTTGCTTCAAGCAAGGGTAAAAACGGTGCGCCGATGGAAAAAATGCCGGGCAGCGATGCTGTAGATTTGGGTGGACCAACACCACAAAACTCCAAGCCAGACGATGACTCAGCAAAAATTGACGCAACAAAGGCTGCAAAATCTGCAACCGCACCTACAACTAATGCATCTAATGCTTCATCTGCAAACGTAACTGCAAAGATGAAACAAGAAGAAGAAGAAGTTGAAGACGAAGTTATAGCTGAAATGCACGGTGATGAAGCCGAAGACAAAGCAATGATGAAGAAAATGAAGATGAAAGAAAAGATGAAAGAGGACGTTGACGCTCTCTTTGCTGACGATTCTACCATCTCAGAAGAATTCAAATCTAAAGTCTCTACAATTTTTGAAGCTCGTGTTGAAGACCGTGTATCACAAATTGAAGAAGAAATCGAAACACGTTATGCAGGCATGCTTGAAGAAGCAGTCGAATCAGTTAAAGCTGACCTTACAGAAAAAGTTGATGACTATCTTTCATATGTTGTTGAACAATGGATGGAAGAAAACGAAATCGCAATTGAATCAGGTCTTCGTGCTGAATTGACAGAAGACTTCATCGGTGGTTTGCGTAACCTATTTGCAGAACACTACATTGATGTTCCTGCTGAAAAAGTCGACCTCGTTGACGAACTTGCTGGCAAAGTTGAAGAACTTGAAAGCAAACTCAATGAACAAATCGAGCGTGGTGTATCATATGCTAAGGCATTAATTGAATCACGCAAGAATGAAATCGCTCGTGAAGTTACTGAAGGACTCACTGCTACTCAGGCTGAAAAAATCAAATCACTCGCAGAGAGTGTAGAATTCTCCACAGAGGACGAATACAAATCCAAGCTTGATACTATCCGTGAAAACTACTTCCCTTCTGGTGCTAAAAAAGCAACAGAATCTCAACTAAACGAACAGTTTGAAGAAACAGAAGAAAAGAAAGTCATTAATGACCCATTCGTTGCTGCTGTATCTCAAGCAATTTCTAAAAACAAATTTTAATTAAACTCTAGGAGATAAAAAAATGTATTTGTCCGAAAATTTACAAAAAAAATGGGAAGGTGTTTTAGACCATCCCGACTTGCCAAAAATTAGTGACCCATATAAGCGTGCGGTTACGGCAGTTATCTTGGAAAACCAAGCAACTGAAATGCAGAAAACAGGAATGATGACTGAAGCTGTGCCTACCAACTCTGCTGGTACAGGCGGTTTCGGTGGTTCTGCTACTGCTACTGGTCCTGTTGCAGGTTTCGACCCAATTTTAATCAGTTTGGTTCGCCGTTCATTACCTAACTTGATTGCATATGATATCTGCGGTGTACAACCAATGACAGGCCCAACAGGCTTGATTTTCGCAATGCGCTCAATGTATGACACCACACGCACTCCATCATCTGGCGTAGAAGCATTCTTCAACGAAGCTAACACACAGTTTACAACTAATGGTGCACCTGCACAAATAGCATTGGCAATTGGTACACAGAATCAGAACACATTCATTAGTAATGCTGCAGCTGGTCAAGGCCACACTACTGCTCAAGGTGAAGACAATCCTTTCCGTGAAATGGGTTTCTCAATTGAGAAAGTTACTGTAACAGCAAACACCCGTGCGTTGAAAGCAGAATACTCAATGGAACTTGCACAAGACTTAAAAGCAGTTCATGGTCTTGACGCTGAAACAGAATTGAGCAACATTCTCTCTACTGAGATTCTTGCTGAAATCAACCGTGAAGTTGTTCGTACAATCTACGGCACTGCTGTAACAGGCGCACAAATCGGCACTACAACTGCTGGTACATTCGACCTCGACACCGATTCTAATGGTCGTTGGATGGTTGAAAAAGTTAAAGGTCTTGCTTTCCAAATCGAAAGAGAAGCTAACGCAATTGCAAAAGCAACTCGTAGAGGTAAAGGCAACATCTTGATTTGTTCTTCAGATGTCGCATCTGCATTAGCAATGTCTGGATTGCTTGATTACAACTCTGCATTGCAAGGTCAAGTTAGTTTGACAGTTGATGACACAGGTAGCACTTTTGCTGGTACATTGTTTGGTCGTGTAAAAGTTTACATTGATCCATATTTTACTGCATCCGGTACATCCGAGTTTGCAGTTGTTGGCTACAAAGGTACAAATGCGTATGATTCTGGTTTGTTCTACTGCCCATACGTTCCTTTACAAATGGTTCGTGCAGTTGATACAACTACCTTCCAACCAAAAATTGGATTCAAGACTCGTTACGGTATGGTTGCAAATCCATTTGCACAAGGTACTACACAAGGTGCTGGTGCTAACACCGTGTTGACAAACAACTACTACAGAGCGTTCAAAGTTAAGAACATTATGTAATAGAAGCCCCGCTAAGAGGGTACTTAAAAGAGGCACTTCGGTGCCTCTTTTTTTGTTTATAAATACCATTATGAGCGCAATATCAAGAAACCCAACAAATCCTAATATACTACAACCTAATAAATTCACATTGAATTTTGCAAGGGCACCAAGTATACAATACTTCTGTCAATCAGTAAGTGTTCCTGGCATAGCATTATCAGAAGTGCCGCAATCTAACCCATTCGTAGATGTGTATCTTCCTGGTGAAAAGGCCATCTATGATATATTGAATGTTACTTTTTTGATTGATGAAGAATTAAAAGCATGGACAGAAATGCATGATTGGATTCGTGCAATGACTTTCCCATATGATTTTGCTGAATATCAAAGTCTAGGTCAATTGAATAGAATTGCAGGTGGTATCAATAAACCAAAACCTCAATATTCAGATGCCTCAATTACGGTGTTGTCTTCTTCTAATAAACCATACTACAAATTCAAATTTTATGATTGTTTTCCAACATCAGTATCGGCATTTATTCTAAGTGCAACCGATAGTCCTGATACCACAATGAGTGCTGATGCCACACTTAGGTACAGTTACTATGATATTGAAAAATTATTCTAAACAGGCTTGACAATTAAATTTTGGTAGTGTATCCTCCATCAATAGGAGGCTTTTTATTTTATGAAACAACTTGACGATTTATTAGAAATGTGGCGTACCGATTCTATTATTGATAGAACAGAACCTGGTAAAGCCCTAATCAATATCCCACAACTTCACAGTAAGTATTTGAATATACTTTCAAGGCATCGTTTGCTTTCGAAAGAATCAGAATTCAAATACAACAAGATGAAGAAGTTGAAATGGGAATACTACACAGGTAAGTTAGACCAAGACCAACTTGATAAACACGGATGGGAACCATTTCCATTTGTACTTAAATCTGAGCTGACTACATACTTAGAGAGTGATGATGATATCAACAAACACATTGCTCAGAAAATAGTACATGATGAGATTGTGGAAGTATGTTCAAGTATATTAAAAGAGTTAAATTCTCGTACATTTCAATTGCGAGATTTTATCCAATGGGAAAGATTTATTCAAGGGGTATAAATAGGTGTAGGTCACGGAACGCCAATTCCCACCTACTCTAACACGAAAGTACCGTATCAGCTATGAATATTTATTCTTTTTCCGATGATGATGAATTTTTATCCGACTTAAAACATTGGATAAAAAATAACAAATTTGAACTACCACCAAATTCAATTAATTGTAATTCACAAAATGGAATTAATAATGGATTTTATGGTTATCATCACACAGATGAATCAAAAAAATTAATTTCCGAGAATCAAAAAGGATGGAAACACACAGAAGAAATTAAACTTAAAATGAGTTTAGATAGAACTGGTGTTAAAAGACCTGCGTGGGTTGGAGAAAAAATTAGTAAAAGTATTGGTGGTGAAAATCACCATATGTGGGGTAAAAAAACATCTTCTGAAACCAAGAAAAAAATATCTCAGACTAAACAAAAAAATCCATATAAACATAATGAAGAAAGCAGAAGGAAAATTTCTGAAGCTGCAAAATTGAGAGAAATGAAAAAAAAGTGTCTGATTTAATTCTACATAAAAAAGATGAAGCGTTTATTCAGTTTGAGTGTGACCGAAATGTTGCACAAGAACTGAGTGATTTCTTTTGCTTTTTTGTTCCTGGTTTTCAATTCACACCTGCATACAAATCAAGAATGTGGGATGGTCGCATACGTTTGGCTGACCTAAGAAACTTTACCATCTATCACGGTCTTGTTCCTTATATTGAAACATTTTGTAAAGAACGGAATTACACATTAGAAATTGATTCTGATGTTAATTCTACAGAAAACTATTCTGTTGTTGAGGCAGAACAATTCATCTCAACATTAAATATACCACTTGAAGTAAGAGACTATCAGTTAAAGTCATTCGTACACGCAGTTCGTAACAAACGAATTCTTCTACTGTCTCCTACTGCATCTGGTAAGTCTTTAATCATATACTTAATACTAAGACACTTACAACTAGAAAACAAAAAAGGCCTGTTGATTGTGCCTACTACATCTTTAGTTGAACAGATGTATAAAGATTTTGCAGACTATGGTTACGATTCAGACCAATACTGCCATCGCCAATATTCTGGTAAAGAAAAACATACAAACAAATTTATTACCATTACAACTTGGCAATCAATTTACAAAAACGACAAAGAGTATTTTGAACAATTTGAATTTGTTTTTGGTGATGAAGCACACCAATTCAAAGCCAAATCGTTGACAACTATTCTCACAGGTTGTTCTAATGCAAGTTATCGTATTGGTACAACAGGTACACTTGATGGTACACAAACACATAAACTTGTACTTGAAGGTTTGTTTGGACCTGTTTATAAGGCAACATCTACTGCTGAGTTGATGGAAAAAGGACAACTTGCATCATTCAAAATTAAATGTTTGATTCTTAAATATGATGAACCAATTTGCAAACAAGCCAGAGACTGGGACTATCAATCTGAAATCGACTACATAGTTAAAAGCAAACCAAGAAATGATTTTATCAAAAACTTGGTGTTGTCACTCAAAGGTAATACACTTGTGTTATTTCAATTTGTTGAAAAACACGGCAAGGAGTTACATGCACTTATTAAAGAACATGCAAAAAATAGGCACGTATTCTTTGTCTTTGGTGGCACCGATGTTGAGATTCGGGAATCAGTTCGTTCAATTACTGAAAAAGAAAAAGACGCTATTATTGTGGCTTCTTATGGTACCTTTTCTACTGGCGTTAACATTAGGAATTTACACAATATTGTTTTTGCTTCTCCTTCAAAGTCTCGCATAAGAAATCTACAATCGATAGGAAGAGGATTACGATTGGGTGATAACAAAGAAGAAGCAACTCTATTTGATATCTCAGATGATTTTAGAATAGGCAAATATACCAATTACAGCTTGCATCATTTTGTTGAGCGTGTTAGAATATACGATGATGAAAAATTTAATTACAAGTTCTACAATATCAACCTTAAAAATGACTGATATAATCCAAGGCATTAAAATAATTCGACTGCAAAGTGGAGAAGATATTATTGCAGGCCTAACACATAATGATGAATCTGAAATGATGATGCTTGATAATCCAATGCATCTTATTTTTAAGAGAACATCTCAAGGTACAGTAATGATGATGATGCCTTGGTTACCAATTGAATTGATTAAAGATAATACTGCAACAATTTATTCTTCTAATGTATTGACGATTGTAGATCCAAAAGATGCTCTTGTTGAATATTACGGTAACATGATTAACACAGAACAATTGAAACAGATGCGTGATGACACTATAGTAAATAATCTAAAAGAAGCTTTAGATGATAGTGATGATGACGATGAAGAGGAAGATAATGAAGAAACATTAACCAAAGAAGAAGCGATGGAAATCATTCATCGCAGAAAGTCTAATAGGTTACATTAATTATTAATTTCAAACGGAACACCGACAGTATACGACATGTCAAGCCGTTTGTCAACAGCTAAAGAAGGCAAATATGAGTGAGAAGAAACCAAAACATTATGTGAACAACGCCGATTTTCTAGAGGCTCTAACACAGTACAAAAATAATTGTGCTCAAGCAAAAGAGAATGGCAAAGAAGACCCACAAATTCCAAACTACATTGGAGAGTGTTTTCTGAAGATTGCGGAACATCTGTCTCGCAAACCCAATTTCTTTTCTTATTCTTTCCGAGAAGAAATGATATCAGACGGCATTGAAAACTGTCTAATGTACTTCCGCAACTTTGATGAAACTAAATCAAAGAACCCGTTTGCATACTTTACTCAAATCATTTACTTTGCCTTTCTACGCCGTATTATGAAAGAGAAAAAACAACTCTATGTCAAATACAAGGCAACAGAACAGTTTGGCATACTTGATGAGTTTGAAATGTATGAAGACTCTGACGGAAACATGAAACAGTTTGAATTGTATGAGAACATTTCCGAATTCATTCATAACTTTGAAGAAGGTAAAAGAAAGAAAAAAGAAGGCAAGACAAAAGGCCTAGAAAAGTTCATTGAAGAATTGCCTACAGAACCATTGACAAACAGTTGAAATTGTGATATCATATAAATTATGAAAATTTGTATTCTAGGCGATACGCATTTCGGCATGCGTGGTGACTCTTTGGAGTTTCACCGTTACTATAAAAAATTCTATGATGAAGTATTCTTTCCGTATCTAATCGATAATAAGATTGATACGGTGTTTCAACTTGGTGATTTGTTTGACCGCAGAAAGTTTATTAATTTCAATTCACTATATCTGTGCCGTAAATACTTCTTCAATAAACTCCGTGATAACAACATCACACTTCATACACTTCTAGGTAACCATGATGTTGCCTTTAAGAATACACTTGAAGTAAATTCTACCTCTCTACTATTGCAAGAATATGAAAACATTAAAATCTATGATGAGTTTGATTCGGTATCATTTGATGGTGTGGGAATTGATATTGTACCTTGGCTTTGCTCTGAGAATCAAGAAGAAATCTTTACACAAATAAAAAATAGCACATATCAAATTTGTTTTGGGCATTTTGAGATTGATGGGTTTGAAATGGATCGTGGCAATGTTTGTCATGGTGGTATTGACAAACAGCCATTAAACAAGTATGATATCGTATTGACAGGACATTTTCATCATAAATCAAATGACGGACATATCTACTATGTTGGCACACCAGGCGAAATGACTTGGGCTGATTATAATGATCCAAGAGGTTTTCATATCTTTGATACAAATACCCGTGAACTTGAATTCATACAGAACCCTTATAAGATGTTTCATAAGTTGTCTTATGATGACGGTGAACAAGATTTTGTGTTTTGGAAGTCATACGATTTCACTCCGTTAAAAGATTCATATGTGAAGGTGATTGTTGTTAACAAACAGAATCCATACCTATTCGATAGTGTTATTGATACTCTTTATAAATCAGGCGTATCAGACATATCAATTGTTGAAGACTTTACTGATACAGTAATTGAGAATGACCAAGAATTGATTGACCAAGCAGAGGACACTTTAACTATTATAAATAGAGTGATAGATGGAATGAACGATGTTAAAGACACTAATGTTTTGAAATCTATAGTAAAAGAACTTTATTTAGAGGCTCTAAATGTTGAACAAAACACATAAACACCATGTCATACCTAAACATATGGGTGGTTCTAATGAAGATGATAATATTGTAGAACTTACAGTTGAAGAACATGCCCAAGCTCATAAAGAATTATTTGAAAAATATGGAAATTGGCAAGATGAAATTGCTTGGAAAGCTTTAAGTGGTCAAATAGGTAAAGAAGATATTATACGGAATGTTCAGAAGTTAACTCATTTGGGTAAAAAAAGGTCAAAAGAGTGGTGTGATAATATTGGAAAATCAAAACTTGGTATTAAACAGAGCCAAGAAACGATTGAGAAAAGACGATTAAAATTGATTGGCCAAACTAGAGAATTTACCGATGAATGGAAAGAAAACATTTCAATAGGTAAAAAAGGTCAAATTCCTTGGATAAAAGGTAAAACTCAATCCGAAGAATCTAAAGAAAAAAATAAAATTGCCCACATTGGTAACACTTATAATCAAGGAAGAAAACATTCTGAACAATCCAGGAAAAATATGAGTGAATCTCATAAAGGTTTGATACCATATAATAAAGGATTAAAATATAAAATTGTTAAGTGTCCACATTGTTATAAAGAAGGTGGAAGTAATTTAATGAAAAGATATCATTTTGAAAATTGCCAGGATAAAAAATAGTGTTAACCTTTCGTTATGTGCGTTGGAAGAATTTACTTTCAACTGGTAATTATTTCACAGAAATAAAACTAAACAATAACACTAACACACTTGTTGTTGGTGAGAATGGCTCTGGCAAATCAACAATGCTAGATGCCTTGTGTTTTGGTTTGTTCGGCAAAGCCTTTCGTAATGTCAACAAACCAAATCTATTAAATTCAATCAATGGAAAAGATTGTGTCGTTGAAGTTGAGTTTGATAACAATAACAAATCATACAAAATTATTCGTGGTATTAAACCTAATGTCTTTGAAATTTATTGTGATGGTGAATTATTAAATCAAGATGCAGCTGCAAGGGACTATCAAGAATACCTTGAGAAGTTTATTTTAAAGTTAAACTATAAATCATTTACACAAATTGTAATTCTTGGTTCTGCATCATTTGTTCCTTTCATGCAATTGTCGGCATCAGACCGAAGAGCCATCATTGAAGACTTGTTAGATATTCAAATCTTTTCGGCTATGAATGGTTTGTTAAAAGATAGATTAACAAACAATAAAGATTTGATGACTCAAAGTAAAAATGAAATTGAATTGACACAACAACGATATGATTTACAAGATAAACATATCAAAGGTCTGAAACAAAACAATGAAGAAAAGGTGAATGAATATGTTGGTGAAATACAACTCAATAAAAATACCATACAAACCTTACATGATGAGATTGCTAACCTCTCCATACAAGTCGGCACACATCAAGACATGGTGGCAGAAAAAACTTTGGTTGAGGATAAGGTCAAGAAGATTACAAAGCTTGAATCACAGATTGAAAGTAATCTATCCAAATTTCGAAAAGATATCAGTTTTTTTGAACACAATGATAATTGTCCAACGTGTAGGCAAACCATTGCCTTGGAGTTTAAGGAAACAGAGTTACAAACATTGCAGACCAAGTCCACAGAATGTGAACATGGATTAACACAATTAGAAGTTAAGTTGCTAACAGAGCAAACTAAACTGAATGAAATAACTGAGATACAAAAAAGAATTCAGGCCTTGCAAATTGATATTGCAACCAAGAACACTTCTATTACTGAAACAAGTAAGTACATTACCAGATTAGAAAAACAAATAGAAGAATTAAAAACAAACAAGGCATCTACAGAACAAGAAGAACAAGAACTTGAACTTCTTAAAACGACACTTTCTGAATCAAAGAGCAGTTTGAAAAGTCTAATTGATGAAAAGTCATATTATGAAGTTGCTTCTGGTCTGTTAAAAGATACAGGTATTAAAACAAAGATTATCAAACAGTATTTACCTATCATCAACAAATTGGTCAACAAGTACCTTGCATCATTAGATTTCTTTGTGAACTTTAATCTTGATGAATCGTTTAAGGAAACAATCAAGTCAAGGCACCGTGATGATTTCACCTATAACAATTTTAGTGAGGGTGAAAAACAAAGAATAGATATGGCTCTAATGCTAACTTGGCGTGCTGTTGCCAAGTTAAAAAATTCATCTAACACTAATCTATTGATATTGGATGAAGTGTTTGATTCGAGCCTAGATACTAATGGCACAGAAGAACTAATGAAGATTCTTCATATGCTTGAAGGTGTAAACTTATTTGTCATATCACATAAAGGTGATATTCTTGTAGATAAGTTTGCTAATGTAGTTCGTTTTGAGAAAGTAAATAACTTTAGTAGGATAATGAAATGAGTGATATTTTAACAATTGATACCGCAATTGCAGCAGGTATAAAAAAGGTTGAGGATAAAGTTGAACCTTTACAGGTACATGATGATACATTTCATATGTTATCTGTTCCTATTCCAGAATTTCTTGGAGTCTTGCCTAATCCAAGTATGACAAATCTGGTGAAAAGATTAAAGATGACTATGAAACTTTATAGTGGACTAGGTCTTGCCGCAAATCAATGTGCAGTAAAAGAAAGAGTGTTTGTTATTGGCACCGACCAATTTCAAATGGCATGCATCAATCCAAAGGTGATTGAAGTATCAGAAGAACTTGTAAAAGATACCGAAGGTTGTCTTTCGTTTCCTGCTTTCTTTTTGAGTATACCTAGACCAAAATGGGTTGAAGTTGAATTCACAGATGAAAATGGTCAAAGAAAACAAACAAGATTAGACGGTCTTACCGCAAGATGTTTTCTACATGAGTTAGAACATTTGAATGGTGTTAAATTCACTTCACATGTTGGTTCTGTTGCCATGTTACAAGCCAAAAGAAAACAAGAAAAACTAATTAAAAAAATCGTAAGACGTAAAAAATGAAAATAACAATTGCACGATTGCGTACTGGTTATAATTATAAAGAACCATTACATCAGATTATGGATTCTTTCTATTATCTGTTTAAGAAATACATGGAAAGAAATCCACAACACACATATGGTGTTTGTAATTTTGGATGGAATGCCGCAAATCGTAAAAAGTTAGATGACATTGTTGATGCCGATGTGATTCTTATTCCTAGTGAAAATGAATTCTTCCAACACATTAAAGGGTATGTTGACCCAAGGCATAAAGAAAGGTCTGACCAATTCATTAATGAAATCGGTAAACATCTAGGTAACAAACATGTGGTAATCATTCGTAGTGACCGTGCCGATACAGAAGAACTTTACCGCACAAGAACATTCAATTCGCATACAATAGGACAGTTTTCGACATTTGACGAAACTGATATACCAGGCGGCCTTCATGGAATGAAGTATCATTTTATTACAAGAGCATTGCCTGTTAAATTGTTTGATGAACAGTCTTATGATTTTATATATTGGGGTTGTGATAAGAGAAAACTAATTGACAATCAAGAAAGTGGAGATGAAAGGCATTTAATCTTTAAGCAGATTAAGAAAGATGCCAAACTCAAAACTTATTTTATCGGTAGATATAA